GAAATATTGACATTGAATACATTTCGATGCTTAGTCAGGCACAACAGGCAGCAGCTTCTAGCGGCATTGAACGAACACTACAGCTTGTGGGAGGACTTGTTGGCGTCGATCCATCCGTCATGGACAATCTCGACCTCGACGCGACGATAGAAATTTACTCCAATTTGATGAATAATAACCCTCGAATGATCCGCTCGCCGCAGCAGCTACAACAGATTCGCAAACAACGTGCCCAAGCGCAAGCTCAGGCGCAGCAAGCCCAGCAAGTTGAACAAGCCGAGAAACTCGCCGCTGGGGCAAAGAATCTCTCTGACACTGATCTCGGCGGTGGCAAGAATGCTCTCCAGATGATGACAGGTGCGGCATGAGTCATGTCATAGCCGTCAGACTGAGTGAAGGTGAATGGAATGCCTTTCAGGAACTGCGCAATCGTCACAACGTCACCGCTCAGCAACTGCTTCATGGGATCGTTATTGATGCTTTAGTAGAGGATGGATTCGATGCCTTACGATGCCGGGAGTCGGAAGGACGTTCGGACGATGGAGAAACAAGCGAAGTTGGAGGAGCAACAACGCCGTGAGTGCATTAATGGGATTATGTCAGTGGCACCAGGAAGGAAGTGGATGTGTGATCTGCTCGAGCATTGCCACATATTCGCTACAAGCTTCTCCGACGCTGCTATACGGATGGCCTTCATGGAAGGACAACGCGAAGTTGGGCTACGTTTGCTTACCGACATTATGGCCAGCTCTCCCGATGAATACATCACAATGATGGGAGAAAGAAATGCCAGACAATCCAGCATCGACGCCCGCCTCAGTCGAGAGGACGGAGACGGGAGCAATAGCGGACAAGGGCCAGACGACAGCCCCGATAGCGACGACACCGCAGACCTCGACTACACCCGATACACCGACCGATGATAAAACTCTTCTCACGCAAGAGTCGAAGTCGCTCGTCAATCAACCAGGGCCTGGACCCGCTACGTCTGAGGGCGCTCCGGAGACCTATGCAGCATTTAATGTTCCTGAGGGCTACAAGCTCGACGATGAGATCGCCAAAGAAGCAGGAGCGTTGTTCAAAGAACGAGGATTGACGCAGGAGCAAGCCCAGAAGTTCGTCGACTTCTATGTCGCCAAAACCAATGAAGCTGTCAACGCCCCGTATGAAGTATGGCGTGAAACACAAGCTGATTGGGTCAAGGAGGTCCGAAACGACCCGTTCTTAGGGCCAAGGCTGTCGCAGGTCACTACGACAATTTCGAAAGCGATCGACCATGTGGCTAGAGCTAATCCAAAGCTCGCCGAGAACTTCCGCTCAGCGATGGATTATACCGGCGCTGGAAACAACCCGCACTTTATCAGGATGTTCTATGAGATGGCTCAGCTTGTGACTGAAGGCGGCCATGTGGCTGGCAACAAGCCAAGTCCCGCAGGTCAGACGAAGCCTGGTGATGTGCCCAGCGCAGCTCGAGCCATGTATCCGAATCTACCGTGAAGCCCTGCCGCAGATGCGGTTGAATGGAGATGGGCCCAATGAGCGAAAGGAGCTAGAAATAGGAGAGTAAAATGGCTACAATTGGAGCTACGGCTCTGACTTACGCCGATTGGGCCAAGCGAATGGATGATGGCTATCATGTAGCTGTCATCATCGAACTGCTCAGTCAAACGAATGAGATACTCGATGACATGCTCGTCGTTGAAGGTAACCTCCCGACAGGTCACAAGACTACTGTTCGGACCGGACTCCCACAAGCAACGTGGCGATTACTCAATACAGGTGTTCCCAACGCCAAGTCAACCACCGCTCAGATTGTTGATACCTGTGGAAATCTCGAGACGTATGCAGTTATCGACAAAGACGTGGCGGACCTCAACGGTAATACGGCGGATTTCCGCTTATCAGAGGTCAAGGCGTTCCTTGAAGGAATGAGTCAACAGGTTGCAGCCACGCTGATCTATGGCAACCAGTTCATCAACCCAGAGAGGTTCACAGGGCTTGCGCCAAGGTACAGCACCAAAAACGCCGCCAATTCCCAAACAGCTGCCAATGTCCTCGACGGGGGTGGAACTGCGTCTACGAATACCAGCTTGTGGATTGTGGTTTGGGGGCCCGACACTTGGCACGCTACTTTCCCCAAGGGTAAGGTTACTGGCCTCCAACACAGGGACATGGGTGAGTGGCCGGTCAGTGATGGTAGTGGAAATACCTACCAAGCTTACCGAGACCACTTCAAGTGGGAGATCGGACTAGTAGCGAGGGATTGGCGCTATGCCGTCAGGATTGCTAACATTGACATTACTCAACTCTCAGGTGTCAATGCAGCCAATCTCATCAATCTCCTGGTCCGTGGACTCTATCGACTGCCAACGGCACCTGCTGGAGCTACTACGATCCAAACCTCGGACACTCCGGAAGTTCGAGCTAACATGGGACGCACAGTCATCTACGCTAACCGTGTTATTCGAACTTACCTCGACCTTCAAGCCATGAACAAGACCAACGTTTTGCTTCGGATTGAGGAGTTCGAAGGAAAACCAGTCACCACGTTCAGGAGCATCCCAGTCAGGACTTGTGACGCGATATTGAATAACGAGGCTCAGGTGGTGTGACTTTGGACCAAAAACGTCTACAAGAGCTACTTTCATACGATCCAGAGACTGGAGTATGGACGTGGCTCGTGCATAAGCCGCATAGTAAAATGTATCCAGGCGACGTAGCTGGTAGGATCATGGATAGTGGTCGCCGCCAAATACGCATCGACTATGAATACTACTATGCTGCTAGGCTGGCCTGGCTTTACATGACAGGTGAGTGGCCTCAAGAGCAGATTGACCATATCAACCAGGATAAAGGTAACAATCGATGGGTCAATCTTCGTAAAGCCACTCAGAGTCAAAATAGCTACAATCGTGAGTGGGCAGAACGAAGTGGGTTGATGCGAGGCGTTCAAAGGCACGGTAACCAATGGCGAGTTGACATTGGTAACCAATACCTTGGCCTCTATCCTCGGCTCGAACCTGCCCAAGCAATCCGTGATCTCGCCTTGTGGTATAAGGCAGGTCGTTTCGCTAACCTCCCTAAAGGAGAACTCCCATGATTCTTGACGGTTTACTCGCATTCAGTCTCCCCGCAGGCGATGTCCCTACGGCCACCGCCACATCCGGCAACATCATCGATCTTCATCTCGTCGGCATTCCTGTTCTTGCGAACAACCAGGGTGCTCGAGACATGGGCATTGGTGATGATCCAGCGCTCAAGCTGCTGGTTCAAGTTACAGCAGCCTTCGCTGGCGGAACTTCCCTTGCCGTGGCCCTTCAAGGAGCTACGGACAATGGGAGTGGTGCTCCGGCTGCATTCTCAACATGGTGGACCGGCCCGGCAGTCGCTCTAGCCTCGTTGACAGCCGGTGCACGGCTTTATGACATGGATATGCCTCGCCCTCCAGCTGGCATTGCTGTGCCAAGGTTCCTCCAGCTCAACTATGTCATCGTCGGCACGATGTCGGGTGGAGGGACTCTAAAGGCGTACATCGTTCTTGATCGTCACGATCAGATGTATAACGCGACTAACAACGCAGTCCTGGGTGGGTATGTCCCAGGTGTCGTGGTAGCTAACTGATGAGACGATCTACATGGTGGTGGCTGGGGGTTGCGCTCGCAGCTCTCGCCACCGCAGTGGTGGCACAACCAGTCACCCAAAATCAATTATCTGGCAACGAATGCTGGAGTGCTGGCCAGGGTCCAGGCGGTCCATCGCAATTCTTGTGCGTGAATGTGGTTCGCGGTGGAACGGTGAACTTTGCCATGACCATCGCTGGTAGTTTGACCGTTGGCACTGGCACAGGCCCAGTCGGATCAAATGGCGGACAACTGCTGATCACTGCACAACCAGCGGCTGCTACGCTGACTCTTCCACCCAGCCCAGTGGTTGATGGTGCCATAATCAGCTACTGTAACGTCACCGGGAGTCCCTTCTCTACTGCTGCGGTGACATTTGCGGCCAACACCAATCAGACGCTGAGCCCGGCTGTGACCCTTACAACCCAAGCCGCTACTTCCTGTACCAAGGTGCAATGGAACCAGGCGTCTGCAACATGGTACAGAATCCAATGAAACGAGCTCTCGTCGCCTTGCTGGCTCTGCTGTCGCTTGCAGGGCCAGCCTTTTCTCAAGCGGTAGGTCCACCAGCGTTGTTCTGTAACAAGTCGTTTACAGTCAGCGCAGGGGCCACCGCAATAACTCAGGTCGTAGCCGCAGCCTCAGGCTCAGCAGTCCATATCTGTGGCTACGACATCAACGCTGGTGCCGCAGCTGGGACCTTTCAACTCTCTACTGGGACCGGAACCAACTGTGGCACCGGCACCGTCAACATCACACCAGCGTTTTCTCTTGGGATAAACGGAGTCCTAGTCAGCAGGCCCGGAGCTGTTTGGTACTCCAGCCCGAGCGGAAACGCACTGTGCTACACAATCACCGGAACAGGCCCGATCAACGCCGTAGTGCTTTACGGCCAATACTAGGAGGTTCAGATGGCAAGATGGCAAGGCTTAGCTGCGTTTCACATCAACGCCAAACTCTACAAAGCCGGCACTAAATATGCCGACACCGTTGGCAACGCCATAGCTGGAGACATTGTGTACGCTCCTTTCGGCACAGCTGGTGGTATCTCTCCACTGCTCGCTCCGCTTGACGGCGCAGCTACGACACTGCGCAACGCCAGTGTGTTCGCAGCTACCCCACTTCCTTGTACTATAACTGGCGTTAACAGCATAGACGCATAGGTGCAACATGGCTAGGTGGCGACTACTAGAGCCTCACTACCTCAATGTCCCAGGAACTGAATGGGAGTATAAAGAGGCCGATCGTGAAACGGGTCGGCAGGCTAGGAGGGTGTATGAAGTTCCTCTGTATCTTGATCCAAAAGACAGGGCTGACCAAAATGACCGCGAGAATGAGAGTGTTGTCGTTAGTGATAGGTACGATCCTGCTCATCATCGTGATTACGTGTTTGTGGGTGCTCCTACCCCAAATATGGAGCCCATAGACGACGAGGCGCAGGCCATCTCACAAGGCTATATTGATCGGGGCGCTTGGATACACCCGATAGATTCGCTCAACATGACCTACTCCCAGTCTGTGCTGAGTGAATGGGAACAACGGATTGCTACCCTGTTAACACAGAAGGTCGAGATGGTGGCCCCGCCGAATGTTGCGGTTGGCGGCGTTACACAGAAGCAGTTCGACGATCTTCAGGGTATGGTTAAGCAGCTGATGGAGCAGAATGCTTCCCTTAGAGCTGAGGTGCTAGAGAAGCCAAAGTCAAGCTTTAGACGTGTGTGATGCTGGTAGACCTCGACCAAAGCGGCAGTAGCTGGCAGAAAGTTAGGGCTTGGCTAGGTCCTAGCCTTGGCTGGGTCGATAGGATTGTCAAGCCTGAGGTCTATATCTCGACACCAGGAGTGTATAATGTCCAGCCTGGCGACAGCATTTTATTTGTCAACTCTACTGGTGTTAGCATCAATCTTCCTGATGTTCGGGCTTGGGTTAATGAACCAGCTTATCAGCCGGCTACAGGATTTGAACGATCGCTTTGGGTAAAGGACTTTGGCTTTGCTGGGACTAGCAACGTGTTGATAAGTGCATTTACTGGCCAGACGATCGATACTCTTGCATCGACGATATTGTCTGTGAACTTTGGGTTGATGAAGCTGTGGCCACTAAACAATCTCAGTGGTTGGTGGGCGGATATAGGATCAGTTGGTGGTGGTGGTGGAGGTGGAGGCAATATCACAGCCATCAACCCGGGTGGCAACACAGGTCCGGTTGTTTCGTTTACTGCCGGTGCAGGACTCTCGATTAGCCGTCCGAGCGCCAATATCATTCAATACGTTGGCACGCAGTTTAGTCCTACGGCTCAAGGTGACGTTCCGCTAAGCGGCGGTGGTGCAACCAATTTTCTTCGTGCGGATGGCTTGTGGGCAGTTCCGCCCGGAGTTAGTGCTGGCGTTTCTTCACTTAACACATTGTTCGGTGCGCTCGCTATCACTGCCGGTGCTGGCATAGCGGTAACCCCAAGCGGGGCCAACATTCAAGTGGCGGGAACGTTGTTTAGTACCACGGCTTCGGGCGATGTAGCGGCAAGTAGTGGTGGAACAGTAAACTTCCTCCGTGCAGATGGTATGTGGGCAGCCCCGCCTGGTGGTGGTGGAGGGGGAATTGCGACCATCGACGGCATGGCCGGCCCTGCGATCACATTCGCGGCTGGTGCTGGTATAACGATAGCCGATGCTTCTAACACAGTCACGATTACCAATATAGGCTTACCCATGTTTACATCCTCAACAGCGAACCTCACATCGGTACCAGCGTCGACAACATCATCGACTGTTTTAGCTGCGAACGGTGCCCGCAAAGGTCTTATACTACAGAACACCGACAGTAATCCTGCTTACGTTAAGTTTGGCGCCACGGCTTCAACTAGCAGCTTTACTGTAAGGGTTCCCGGCAATAGTAATTGGGAAATGACTGACACTTGCGTTTGGACCGGACGCATTGATGCGGTCTGGTCCGCTACTAGTAGTGGTGCAATGGCGGTTACGGAGATGGTCTGATGCCAGGCGAACAAGAATTCGATACAGGTACTGGTACTGGTGGCACCGCAACGATGCGGATACTTGGCGATTCTTCGCAGGTGGCGACGCTAGGCCTAAAAACGCAGAGCAGCTCGGTACCGGTTGTCCAATGCAACTACGTGTATCAGTACATTGCAGCGGGCACAAGCTCAAACGTCGGGGGTTACCATCTAGGTGATTACCTTGCTGGGATCGTGATAATTCCAGCTTCTCTCACCTGTGGTGGCATATCCGTAGTCGATGGGGGATTGACACCGAGAACGATTTACCAAGGCGGTGCCATCGCTTCGCTTAGCAATCTTTCGTCGTATACGTTGGCATTAGGGTTCGTCAGCTCAAACGGCGGATGGTCTATAACATGCGGCAGTAACGTTGCTGCCATAGTAATAGGAATATTCTGATGCCAGTAATCCCGTCTCCTGGTCCGTTTGGGTCAGTTATAACGCCAGCAACATCAGGCGTAGCCCCTAGCTATGTGGGCATCGGTGACCTTGCTGCGACTCTTGGACTAACTGGGCTTAATTGGTGGGGCTTTCGTGCTTATAGCCTGGCCAAGATTGGCACCAGCTGCATAGATGTGAGGTATAACGATGGAGCAACCGCAACAATAGTAACCGTTGCAGGTGGTGCCCTTGATGTTGCGACCCTTAACGCTGGAGTCATAGCACATCCTGGCCCGGTGGTAGTTAGTCAAATCTACGATCAGGTTGGCTCTAATAATTTAGTCATTGGTAGCTATTCTTTGAATACCGTTCTTACAATAGCAGACTCTACCTTGAATAACTTGCCGAGCATTGCGTGTATCTCCGCAGCCAATAATGGGTTCGAAACTAGTGCAGTCATTACATCACATGCGCTCCCTGTAACTATGGCGCTGGTTGCGAAGCATACTGCGGCGACTTCGGACCAGAATATTTTCTGGGCTTCTAACGGTGCATCAAGTAGTTTGGCCTTTTACTTTTCAAATACCAATCAAGGAACCTTTTACGACGGGGTAAACTCGATAATTATAACCGCAACCGATAGTACTTGGAACTCGCATGTTGGTACGATACCAACGAGCGGTAGCGAAATTTATGCTGTGAACGGTACTCAATCTACAGGAATAAGTACCGGCGCAATCCCATATGGCGGTGGGATAGCCGCGATAGGGCAGTTTACCTATCACAAGGTCGATGGATCATGGGCCGAGATGGGCGCTTTCGCGGGAGTGTTGACCGCTGGACAAATCACTCAGATGTACAACAATATACACAACTACTATAATGCTGGGTTCTAACCATGTCGACTGAAGATTTCAGGGTTTACAAGTTTACCGCCACCGGCGCACCTGATCCGGCTGGTCGGCGGAATACCCCAGATAGGCTCGCCGACGTTTTCAATGTTAAGGATTGGGGTGCGGGTGGACAGGGCAGCACCAATGACGGTCCACCCATTCAAGCAGCTATTTCATCAGCGCAAGCAGCAGGTGGCGGAATAATATTCTTCCCACCTGGGCTTTACACTGTTACTGGATCGGCTATAACGTGCGGATCGTCAACGCAGGCGACAAGGGTGGATTTCGTTGGTTCCGGTTTTGGAGCGACCCTTATTCATGCGAGTTTCTCAAAAGGTGGCGCCACCTACGACAATATTGGGCGCATAGAGGGCCTAAGTCATTATGGCATTACTCTTTCTGGAACACAGCAGCAGGTTATAAGTTGCATTGGGGTAGTCGATGCTTCGTTGGCAACAGCTGCATTTATGCAAAACTGTAACGGTTACGGAGTAGGCGCTTTCAACCCAGCAAATGTTGTTCCTCCCGGTGTCGCACCAGGGTCATTCGGCATGGCACTCGGCAATGCTTGCGTGGCGGTAGATTGCCGTTATCAGAATTGTGACATTACCTATGCGCTTAGCGGGAACGGTCCTGCGATTTTCAACTGTTCTGGCGAGACTAATAGGTGTTTTTGCAGAGTCGGCTGGTCTCCAAACGCTGGTGGTGTTGGAGTAGCTGGAGCGCTGACTGCCTACGGCTTCACAATCTTGACACCAGAGGTCGAACGAACTAACTCCGTGTTCGAGCTTTATGATTGTCGTGGTGGTGTCCTTGCTGGCAGCACTACTCAAGGACAAATCGCAGCCTATGCAGACCCGCAGCCAGGCATCTCGAACATAACTTGGTCTGCTGGCACGGCTACTGTGACAACTGTTACACATAATATCTCAAGCGGGGTGCTGCCGCTGCCTTTGCAACTCTTTGCGGATACTGGCTGTCCCTTCATCCCATCGTATGCTAAACCGGCTCCCGGTCCATATTTCATAATTGTGACGGCCATTCCGAGTTCGACTACGTTTCAGTATTCACTGCCAGGTTCCAATCCAGGACTTTACAATAACGTTGTTGCTTTTACCGGATCGATTTCAGGGTTTACATTGAATGTATCTGCGGTTAGCAGCGGCGCATTGGCAGTTGGTTTAACTATTACAGGCGCAGGTGTTACAGCGGGCACTGTCATTACTGGGCTTGGCACTGGGGCTGGCGGAATAGGCTCTTACAACATCAATAAAAACCAGACTGTCGGCAGCGAAGCAATGAGCGGTAGTTATGTGGCTGAATGGTCTTATGCGCAATTATATGCACTTCGAGTCCGGCACGCTCATGACGTTCTAATCAATAGTCATTCATTTGCCCAGAACAGTGCCTGGGCCACGGTCGATTTAGATTGGAACGCGGCCACCTTCACTGGGTCGATCTCGCCTACGCCCCCAACATTGACTGTATCTGCGGTTGCCGCTGGTGCTCTAGCGGTTGGCCAAAGTATTACAGGAGCAAGTGTTGCAGCAGCCACCGTGATTACGGCACTTGGCACAGGAACCGGAGGAACTGGTACTTACACTGTCAATAACTCGCAGACTGTAGGCAGTGAGACAATGAATGCAGCTGAGGCGCAGCACGGCAATAACGTGTTGATGAACACCTCAGTACCTGATGGCCTCATTCTGCCGACTGATACGCGTAATCTACCTGGCTGGAAATTTGTCAACTTGAATGGCTTGGTCAATGCTCTGCAAGGCGTTGCTGGGTTTACCAAGAACACGGTTAACCAAGGTGGTGGAGCGATGAATTTCGCTGATCTACCTGGGCAGTACACGAACCCGACCTACGTCGACAGCTTGGGCTTTACCCGTTCTACATTCCAAGCAGGTCCGTTCGAGGCACAGGAATATGACATTAAAGACGGAAGTAAGTTTGGATTCGCACCACCAACTGCGGCAGCTTGGGGCGATCAAGTAATTGGTGGGGGCAATGGTCACTATAAGGTCCGCTACAATGGGACTAACTGGATACGCATTGGATGACAAGTTTTCCATCCTACGCC